GATTTACTACATTTTCATTTTTAGGCATGTAATAAGGATCTTGAGAACTTGCTATACCTTCAGGATTTATTACGAATTCTACTTTAGTAGGATCGTCAGGATCTTGACCTTCGTGTCTCGACATATTATAAACCGTGTAAGGAAGTACGTTATAAACTCCAAATTTTTCAGCTATTTCTAATTTTAAGAAGAAATCACCGTACTTACACATATTTCTAGTCCACGACCATAAATTGAACTCTATATTTAAAACGTCATAAAATAAGTTATAAAGTACCTTTTGTATATTTTCATCAGAAGATTTAATAGATAATACTTCTCCTTGGTCATTTTTTAGACTAGCTTCGTCGCATAAAATATCTAGAGCTGAAGCTATAATAGGATCAGTATCCATAGCTTCGTAATCAGAGTATAATTGAACTCTTAAAGTTTGATAATTTAAGTTAGGATTATATAAGTTTTTATTATTGTATATATGTAATCTTGTAAATCTATCTATAAGAGAGTTAGTTTCAAAATTACCTGTTCTTTGAATAGAGTTTACGTCGGCAACTTTTAATTGGTTACCTCCTATATTTCTAATAATTACATCGGTGGAAAACAGTCTACGTAGTCTGCCAAATAATGAAGTATCTGCCATTAGGTGTTTATTTAATTAAATATATATTATAAATAGCTCGTTTAAAGTAACCAAGATATATCTTCTTTACCATAGCCATTATCTATAAGATAAGGATTATTTTGCTGATTTCCAACTGTCTTAATAACAGCTTTGTTTTTAGCATTAAGATTCTGGAATGATGATAGTTGAGCTCTAGCTAAGTCCATACCTTGTTGTCTTAATCTCAAAGCAGTATCTCTTACGTAAAGAGCAGTTGCACATGCTATAAGTAAATCGTCATTATATTTAGTTTGAGCTTGAGGTTTACCGTTTTTCCATACGAAAACTCTCATTTCACCAAGAAGTCTTTTAGATTGAATAGTGACTCCTTTTTCTCTAATATATTCTATCATTTTAGCTATGACTAAAGGTCTTGTTCTTACTGACATAGTAAAGCCAGGAACTAATTTATCTCTTTCATACTTTGACATATATGATTCTACAGTTTCCATTTGGGATGTAGAGCTGTAATACAAATTGTTATATTGTCTTTCTAGTACTTGTTCTATAGTAGCCCAACCTATATTTGCATTTTCTATTACTAAAAGAGCATCATTATATTCAGAAGATATACCTACTAATACGTTACCGAAATCTTTAGGGGATAATTTACCTTTATATTCAGCAACTTGAGTACAAGTTTCTATATCGAATATATGAAATGCAGAATAGTCTGTCGAATCACCTCGAGCTACATCAGCTACTACCATATACGATTTAGTATAATCAACTCCTTCCCATACCCATAGATTACCGTCAACACCTCTTCTTTCCAAAGGCTCTTTTTGATAAGTTTCTTCGTAGAAAAGCATATCATCGGGTTCAAATACAGTATCTCCTGATGCTAAAAAGTCACAATCACATTCCTGTCCTGCCATACGAGGTCCTAAGTCTGAGTCTTGTTGATCCCTCCAAGCTTGATTTCTTTCAGGATGAACTGTCCAAGGAAGTTTAATAGGTAAAAAACTATTTTCTCCAGATTCTGCTTTATCCCAAGTTAAATGGAACCAGTTTCCGATTCCGTTAGGAGTCGATAAAGCCATACATTGACCTCCAGTTGCTAAAGTTTGTTGTGCTGCAGTAAATGTTTCATCTATATTATCTATAAACGCTGCCTCATCTATTAACAATAAAGATACAGCTTCTGATCTTGCTGCATCAGCATTAGAAGATTTGGCAGTTATTTTAGATCCGTTTTTAAGTCTTAAAGATAATTTGTTTTTTTCTAAAGCAGGTAATCTTAACCATTTAGGAAGTTGATCATACATAAACATAGTTTTACTAACTAAGTTACGAGCAGTTGCTTGAGTAGTTGCTAAAGCTAAAACGTTTTTATCTTTATGAAATAACATTAACCATAAACTATATGCAGCAGCTAAAGTTGAAATACCTAACTGTCTTGATTTTAAAGTTATTATATAATCGTTATCTCTAAATAAATGTAATACTTTTTCTTGGAAAGGATATAAGCTAAATAAAATACGACCTCTAGTAGGATGTTGAATATAGCAATACTTCTTCATAAAGTACGCCGGATCTTTAGCGCACTTAATATATTCTTGTGCGATTATTTTTTTTATATTTTGTGCCATAACTTACTTTTTAGCTTTATAATCACACATAATATGTGATGGATAAAGTTTACCTTGTTTGTTTCTGATGTTTATTTTAAATTTATATTTTTCAGATTCAAATACTATATCAATTCTTTTTCCTAAACCGCTTGCACCGCCATATTGAATATTTATTCCTGAGATAGGTTGAGATGCTGCTTTGTTATAATCATCTCCTACAAAGAAAAACTCAGTTGATTTTCCTCCTTTTAGCATATAATAACCCGTTCCTATTCCGCTTTCAACTAAGTTGAATAATTTATCTTTATCATAATCTTCGACATTTTCATGGAACTCTTTAAAATTAGTCCCCGATCCATCTTCATTATATTCGTTAAAAACTCTACAAAATAATTCATTATCTATTCCAAGAGTTTCTAAAAGAGCAACTCCTTTAGCTGTATCTATTTTACCATCAGAAAAATCGTCTTTAGGAAAAACATCTTTAGCTACACCAGCATTAAAAAAAGTCAATGTTCCTCCAAACTTTAAGGATAAGTATATTTTTTTACCTTCTTTTTCTATAGTCAAATCAGTCAAAGTATCTGCTATATTTTCACCACTAAAACCAACTATAGGGCCTTTATCTGTAAAAACTAAAGGTCTCGATTTGTTAGAACCTCCATCTTCTTTGACTGAAAAGTTAGTAGTAGTTAATTCAAATTCATCTATAATTTCTTTAGTTAAACCTGCGTGAGTATATTCGTTATTTCCTGCTTTAAAGTTATTAAGATCGGCTGCTATTTCAGCTTCGAATGATAACCCTTTACTTTTAACTCCTCTCCCTCCTCTTGAGCCTTCACCGAAAGATATTGATAATCCTTCCCATTTAAATATTTCATTAACGTCTTCAATTTCTATATTAAGTCCTTTTTCAAGATGCTCTATGAATTCAGCATTATTTTTTAAAGATCTAGTAATTTTAGGAGAATTTTTTTTATTGGGATCTAAAGCTAAAGGATCTTCTATCTGTAAGCCGGGAAACGATTTTACTATTTTAAAAAGCTCTCTAACTTTTAAATTAGATATTTCTCCTTCTTCTTTTGGAAATTCAGTATATGCTTCTTTTAAATTAAAACCAAATAAAGATTCAAATACCTTCAAATCGTTTTCATTATTAATGTCAGGATATCCTTTTTCAGTCCTATAAGACCACTCTAATATGACTTTATCTATTAGATTCATAACGTTAAATTAAGCTTCAGGTTCTTCAGCCGGTTCTTCAAAATCAACTGGTTCTCCTGTCAAATCAGCTCCTCCTTCTTCTCCTCCAGCATCATCAGCAGGTGCTTCATCTCCTCCAGCAGGTGCATCAACTCCAGGAAAATCTCCTCCGCCACCACCGTCTCCGGAAGTATCAATAGGATCAGCAGGCTCTTCTTCTCCAGCACCAGACATCGGTCCTTCTTTATATAAAATATTTAATTTATCTAATGCTTGTTGATAATCATTAATTTTATCAATAAAGTATCTTTTACCCATTATTTGGGCTTGAAAAGTTTTACCGGTCCATTTCAAAATATAATCTTGACCATTCTTTAAATTTATTCTGAAAGTCGTAGGTCTTGGGGATATCCAATCTATAGTATTAACAAATTCTTTAAAATCTTCAGTCTGTAATTTTATAATAGCAGCTTTTAAAGTTGGGAATTTAGAAAGCATTTGGTCAGTTGCATCTTCTAATACTGTTTCTTTAGGCGCAGTTAAGTCAGGTTTTTCTTCAGGCTCTTGTTCATTAACTTTATCTAATAAGTTTTCTTTCAAGTTACCTTTTTTATACCCATCCATATTAGCTTTAGATATTTCTTGACCTCTATCTTCATTATAGTAATCTTCATCGTCTTCATCCTCATCATCATAGTAATCATCATATTCATCTTCCTCATCTTCCATATCTCTTACATAGTCAATATATTTTTGCCCATAGTTAAATATATCGTCATTATTTGGAGAAAGATCGCCTTCTCTTACTTTCATTTCAACGTACTGTAAAGCTATTTGAGCTAGGTTTTCTAATTCTTTTTTATCATAGTCTTTACCAAAATTATCATTTTCCCAAGCTCTAAATTTAGTTCTTATTTCTAATGGAATATCAGACGCATCAGTTAAAAACTCCATAGCAGGACCTGCTGTTTCAGCACCATATCCAGACCAGAATAAATCACCATCATTCCCCCATCTATAGATAATTCTATTAATAGCTCTAATAATTTCACCTTCTACAGTAGCAGCATTGCCAGAATCTGGAACTAATTTATCAAATAAAGCAGATATTCTTTTCTCAGTATTACCGCCTATAAATTCATTAATCTTTCCTACTGCTTGATCATAAGACATATTTTTATTATATACAGAAGCTGCTTTTTCGATAGCATTATCAATCTTATTTAATTGATCACCGTACATATCAGCTACTGGTCCTCCTGTTGGTTCTACATCAGGATCGTTTTCCATATCGCTCATTACTTGAGCTCTCTTAATTTTTAACTTACGAACTATTTCTCTAGCTTTTATTTCTTTTCTTTCAGCACTTGCTTGAGCTCTTGCAGCAGCTCTTCCTTCAGGAGATTTTTTATATGCATCTAATTTTTTCATATCATCAGCACGCATCTTAGCTTGTCTAAGTTTAATCATAATAGGATCGTTAATATCCATTTTTTCATTAACGTTTTCTTCTAATTCAGCGCTATGATCAGGGATCATTATACCGTAAGCTTCTAAATCCATTACAACATCGAACATAAACGAATC